CTAGTACCTGGTGTGGTTTTGGCAGCAAAGGAACTGCCTAAACAACCTTTAAAACCTCTAGTCCCACAAGCAGAGGTGGTGGATATTCATACCCTTGGTAATCCACCTCAGGCGAAGAAAGATCGCCGTAAAGCAGGCCCTTCTAAGAAGGTTCAGTTTGCTCCACCAACCAGTGGCTTCGTGGCGAAGAAGAATATAGCCAGCCCCCCGAGTGATTTCCTTCGGAGGGCCAGCCCGCCCGTTACCAACTGGGAAGATCCGGTGCCGGCAAGCCTGCTGTTTGCCCCTGCACCTCAGGTTGGTGCTACTGTTAGTGTGCTCGTGCCCAGAGACACTACCAGTGACGCCAGCCAACCACTCTTAACTGACAGAGTGGATGACAACCCTGGAGTTCTGGCTCAGGTGTCAATTGACATTCCCAATGTCAGCTCCGCAGCCCTTCTTGCCCAACAAGCTGCTCCATATAAGGCAGCACCTCAGGCCAATAAGGCCAAGCAGCAGAAGCGCGGGCCCAAAGCCAAGTACGTTCCCGTCACAACCCAGCCTCAAGTGGTTGTGACTCCTAACGTCCTGGTTGAGGGCGCCGCCACTGCTCCAGTTTCCGAAGTGGATATCGCGGCACATGCGGACGCCTCGGATGACGGATCCACCGGCTCCCACGACGAAGCTGGTGAGGATGAGCCCACTGACTCTGAGGAGTGTGCTAAACTTCCTTGTCAATGCCATGGTGCCCCAATGTCAATGTTGTGGTACCTAGTCCCCGTTTGCGCAGCCATTTTTCTTGAGCTCGTACTCGGTGATTATTGGTTCGGCACAGTGTTTGTGTACTTCTTTTCCATGTTCCTCCTCATTGGTGTCACCGCCATTCGGGAGGAGTTCACCACCGAGATGACTTGCATCCGGTGCGCATTGGAAAGGACCGCAATCAGCTTCAATGTCGACCTTGGCATGTTGGCGTTCGCATTTCGAACCCAATTTTTGACCCCTCACGACCAAGTGAGAACCAGGGAGTTGAAACAGCGCCTTGAGTCCTGGTGCAGACGAGAAAGAGAATCGTGGTCTGAACTTCGAACCACGGTAGCTATCTTTACCGTCATGTCCGCTCTATCCCACCTGATAGAAGTCGAATTGCGATGGATTGCGTCGCTTGAAAGCAGACTACCTGAGAAAGGTCGCGCTCACGAGTTTGCTACCCGTGGACTTATCCGGTCCACAACTTTTTTGTCCCAACTCCGTCAGTTCATTGGATTGGGGCACTCCTACAAATCACTCCCCCAGAAGTGAAGAGGCCCGGTTGTCTTGCCTGCACTTTGCGCTTTGTCCAAAACCAAGGTTCTTAAGAGCCTCGATCGAGGGTGCGAAGTCACGCGGGTTCCAGAAGACGACGGGTCCCAACATCGCCGCCAAATTGTCCATTTAGCCGCTCCTAGCTTACCGGGAGTATATGTGCCTTTCGCGCATCATGACTGTGTCCACAATCAAGCCATATCCATTCATAATAGGGTATGTGGAGAAGTCCCCCAACCTACCAAGGAAGGACTCAAGTTCATGCGAAAGGGTGCTGACTACATAAAGCGCTCAATGCCGGCGACAACTCAAGAAGAGCTTGGGGAATTTGCTCTCAAATATCCCCCATCCAAACGGAAGCGTTACCTTGATGCATTAGATCAAGTGTTAACTAATGGTATTGACGAAGATGATGCATTCGTCACTCAGTTTGTGAAGTGTGAGAAAGTTGCACCCACGAAAATCAACCCAGACCCACGGTCGATTCAATTTAGAGCCCCTAAGTATTGTGTCATGTTGGCTAGTTACCTTAAGCCCATGGAACAATTCCTCTATCAAATGAAGCTTAGATCGCCTCATTGCAAATCCTTCACCCGTGTTGTTGGAAAAGGTTTCAACCAAGTTGAGCGTGCAGAATTGTTGCAACGCAAACTGGAAAACTTTTCTGACCCAGTTATCCTCTCATTAGACATGTCAAGGTTTGACCAACATGTTTCCTTGGAGGCACTGGAAATAGAACACTCCGTCTATTTGCATTCTAA